AATACGGCGGCAAAAAAGGCAAGGCTCTATCAAAAGCCCTCATAAAAGACGGGTACGATGGAATTATCACGCTCGATGCTAAAGGGAATACCAGCGAGATTGTTGACCTTGTGCCGGATAAGCCCGCATCAAAGGAAGTCGCAAAAGCGGAAGAGCCCGGCAAAGAAGCCGCCCTCGTCGAGGATATCCGCTCTCTCGAAAAGAAGCTGCAAAACCTTCGGGACAAACACGCCAGAGATGGCCGCAAATCAATGATCCCCCCGGCAATCCGCGCCGAGCAAATGAAGAACATCGAGAAGTTGGCCGATCAGTTAGGGAAGAAGCAGGATGAACTTGAAGCGATGCACGAAGCTGAGAGGGCGACGGAAGCGGCCAAAGTAGAAGAAGCGGACGGTTGGATTGCTGATTACATAAAGGGCGACACCTACAAATGGCGCGGGATGGACGATCTGGATCGTGCATGGCAAAAATACGAGGAGATGCACCGATACCCAGATGTTGATAAAGACCAGTTCGCCAAACTATTCAAAAACAGGATTACGGAATTGCCCGCCCGCGCCGACTACGAAGCCGCCAGGGTGGAGGATAAACCCGCCGAGGTCGTTGACGAGGCTGTGCAGACGGCGAAGAAGGAAGGAACTCCGCTTAAGGAACAGAAAAAGTACCTGATTGCGAATATTGATGAGGCGATAAAGGAAGCGCCGGAGTTTCACGAGGACATGGAGGGATTTAATAATCTCACCGATCACCGAGCGGCGAAACGGCAGGCTCACGATGATGCTCTTTCTGAAAAAGAAAAAGCTCAAGGGGAAATTGAACTTAGCCAAAGGTGGATTGATGAGGGGGGAGTCGGCGAATACAAGTTTACCGACGTGGAAATAGCCAGAGAGAAACAAAAACTGGCAGATGCCAAGGCCCGGTATGAGAAGTCTCTCCCCGAGATTGAGCGCACGAAGAAAGAACTTGCGCCCGTAAACAAGGAAGTAACTGACCGGTTCATGGTCACTATTGACGTTCCTGGCGACGGCACGTTCCAAGTGTATAACACGAAATATGCCCTCCAGGAGTTCAAAAAGCTCGTTGAAAAGTTATTCCCTGGTTCTGATAAGCTCCCCACCGTGGCGAAGGGGCTAGGACCTCTGCCGAAGGCAACGGGAGTAAAAGCCGAAGGCATTGAGAATGGGGTCACAGGGAAAGATGCTGATAATAATGTCTGGCATACCAACGGCGTACTGATTGTTAAAGGCAAGCCGACAGTCCCTTTCAAATCGGAGATGCCCCCTGATAAGGCGAAAGACCTGGACGAGCGCACCGCGCAAGTTGTCAAAATGTATACTTCCAACCCGAAGGAAGGGACTCCCGTAGCCAGTGCAAAGTTCTTAGCTATGGACAAAAACGGGAACATGGTGGCGCAAAGATCAGGGGATGATGTGTCCTTTCAAGGGATTTCGGACGAACCTATAAAAACAGGAAAAGACGAGGTTGCTTTTGTCCGGCTGACTGGTGAAAACGGCGCAACTACGGATATGTCACAGAAATTTTATGTTTATGTCCGCCACCATTACCCTGATGCTGAAATCAGGTTCAAGGATGATAAGAACCCGATTAACTTCGTGGAAGATGGCAAAATCGTTGCAGTGGTAATGCCTGTAAAATCCGAGGGCAAAGTCAATGAGGCGTTTGAATCGTTTGGGGTGAAGTCTGGCAAGGTCAAGGAAATCCCCCATGACGATCAGGTGAAATTCACCGGGGCGCTTGGTGCAGCAGCGGACACCCCGCAGCAACTCAGACCACCCGACGTTGACAGGGTGATGGCCTTCGCCCACGATAACGGTTATAACGTAGATGACCTTGCCGACTGGTTAATAAGCCACCAATTCACCCCTGATGATACTGGCCATTCCATGTCGTCAAGAACTATCCAGATGATTAAGGATTGGCGACCGGACAATAGCGTTACCCTCGACTTCATGGGCCTACAACAAGCCTACGAATCATTATCCAAAATCCCCCGAGCGGTAAAATCGGCCATCCCGCACCTTGAAACCCTCGGCAAGCAGGTATTCACCGAAGGGCGCACGAAGTACCAGGATTTCGTCAAGGGGATGAAAGAGAAACTCGGCGACCTCTGGCAGCGGTTTAAATCGCTGATGGAGGATGTTTGGGATAAGGTCAGGAGGACTATAAAAAATGGAAAAGATCGACAAGGAACTGGCGAAGCACGGTTTTCAGTTGGAGAAGGGGGAGATAGTGGCAATGGCGAGTTACCCGTACATAGAGGGGACGTGCTTCACGATCTGGCTGGGGAGAGAGGACAGGATGAGGCACTTATTCAGGACCTCAACAGGTCACTACCCCCCGACCAGCAAAAAAGAATTACTTTCATTCTTGCAGATGAAAAGTCAAGAGACAATGGAGTTGCTCAAATTGGGGCGGCATTTGGCAAAAGGGTAATATTCTATAAGCAATCACCTGATGATACTTTCAACATCAATGGTATCATATACGATAATAAAACCATTTTTATCCGAACCGATGCGGACCGTCCGCAACTTGTTGTATTAGGGCATGAATTGCTACATAGCATAGTGAAGGATGACGCCATCAATGGGACAAACTTTTACAATGACTTCACTAAGGCATTAGACCCGTACACGGGATGGTTCGAACGGTCGCAATATGCCGGTAGAGTAGCACAAGCGTATATTGACCAAGGGATGAAAGCCCCAGTAAGAGAAACTCTTTTCGAGGAATTCTATGCTGACACAATCGGAGACAGATTTGCCGATAAGGGGTTCTGGAAAGAATTAGGACGCAAATCCCCATCAATCGTTCGAAGGGTCATGGAATACGTCAAAGGGTTGCTCGTTAAACTGAAAGGGTATTTTAAAACAACTGACCATGCTTTTGACGACATATCAAAAGTCAACGATATCACATCTGATTTTCTGTCACGTTATGCTGAATATCAAGGGGTGAGGACCGGTCCAAAAAGCACTGACGAAGTGCCGCTGCCTAAGTTTTTGATCGCCTTCCCCGCCCTGAAGGCCGAATTTCTCCGTAAGTATAACGGGGCATTGGACAAGGCAGAAGAGGCAGTCAAGAACCGGGACGAGGCCGGGGCGCGGAAGTGGCTGGCAGAGGCGGACGCGCTTGAGAGGTTATGGGAGGGGAAGGATGCTAAACCAGGAGGGGATGAGAAAGTGGATATGGAGGGTGGGCTGGCTCATAAGGACGAGGCGGAGATGGCAGGTGTTCTTCAACAAGGCGACACTATCAGCGCTGATGCTTCTCCCCGCACCACCTCCATCAAAAACGCCGTTACCGAAGGAGAGCGGGCAGCCCGCGGACTCGGGCCGATAGAGGTAGAGTGGCGCCGGTCATTCCCTCACTCGTTCGAGGCGGCGAAACGGCGCGTTGACTCCGGCGAATTCGACCCGCGACTTGAAGCGAAGAAGTACGCCGAGAAGCCCCGCGCCCTCTCCACCGAAGAGGAAGCTGCTTTTGAATACGACCGGATGAGGCTTTACAATGACCACCACACCGTCATGGGGCTTATCGACAAGGCGGTGCAGTCCGGAGACCAGGCGGCTATTCTCGAAGGGCGTCAACGTCTGGCTGTGATCGAGGACGACATTTCCGATAACGATTACGTTGCTCGTCGGTCAGGGTACGAGGCCGGGCACTCCCTCAGTTTCCGCCGTATGCTGGTTAAACAGGATTACACCCTCGCTCGGTCCCTGCAACGAGCCCGAGCAGCCACCGGTGAGAAAGAAATCCCCGAGGATCTCCGCAAGCAGATCGAAACGCTCACTCAGGAGTTGGAAGCGGCGGTTAAGAAATCTCAGGAGTACGAAGAGAAGCTCGCCAACATCGAGGCGCAGCGGGTAGTCAGCAAACAAGAGCCGTCACCGGCCGCCAAGCGCAGGGAGAAGAGGGCAGTCACCCGGGAAGAGCTCGACTCGCAATTTAAATCCCTGGCGGGCAAGCTCCGGGCGTCGCTTTCCACGTTAAGCATGAACTTCAACCCCGAGCAGGCGGCTATTCTCGGCGAGATGATGAAAATCCGCGTTCAAGAGGGCATTACCAAGGTCGGGGATATCGTCGATGATATCTACGCCGAATTCGAGGGGATCCCCGACGTGTCAAAGCGGGACATCAGAGACGCTATTTCCAACTACGGCAAGTCCTACCAGATGAGCCAGGAGGAAATTCAGGTCGAGATGCGGGAAATCCGCCGGCAGATGCGGCTTGTGTCCGGGCTCGAAGATGCACAGGCCGGCCAAGCTCCTCTTCATTCCGGATTACAGCGTGACCCGGTATCCGACGAAGTGCGCGACCTGCAGAAGCAGATACACGAGGAGATGAAGAATCAGGGCATCAACCAGAAATCCTCAGAAGAGAGATGGAAAACTGCGCTCGATTCTGTCAAGACCCGACTCAAAAACGAGATTCACGACCTCGACGAGCAGATAGCGGCCGGCAAACGGAAGTATAAGGATAAGACGACCCTTGAGTACGACGAGGAAGCGAAGCGCCTGAAATCGGTCAGGGACGAGAAAAAAGCCCTGCTTGACCAGATCGACGCGAAGCCGCCGAAAACCGAGCAGGAATTGAACGATATCGGCAACCGGATGGCCAAGGCCCGTTACCAGACCCGGCTGAAAGAACTGCAGCGGATGCTCGATACCGGCAATTACGAGAAGCGGGCGCGGCGGGTCCTGAAACTGGACCCAGAGGCGCAACGACTCAAGGCAGAAGTGGAGAAAAAGAAAGAGGCGGTTGACACGGCAATCCGGCGGCAGGCACACGCAAACAGGACCCCCGTAGAGAAAGGGCTCGACTGGGCGGTTAAGTGGCGCCGGGCGGTTATTCTCTCCAGTATCCAGACGGTCGGCAAGCTCACGGCAGCGGCCACCATGCGGCAGATCACCACGCCGATTGAGGACTTGATAGAAGGCGGGTTGTCACTGTTCCCTGGCCTGTCCAGGATATCGGCCAAGGCCCCGCGGGAGGGTGGCGGGCTGAACGTCCGGGCGGAAGCGGCCGCTTTCTCTCAGTGGTTTAAGAAACAGACCTGGCAGGATATCAAGGACGTGGCCATAACCGGCCGCGGGGAATTGGACCGGCTGTACGGCAGCAAGAAAGACATGCTCCCCACGTCGGCACTTGATTTTTTCGGGCGGGTCCATGGGGCGTTGAAAGTCACGCCGAAGCGGGCGGAATTCTATCGTTCTCTCCAGAAGCGAACGGAATGGGCCATGCGGAACGGCTACGACATGAGCGACCCGGTGACCGTGGCAACGATCACAGCGGATGCCTATATTGACGCGAACCGCGCTATTTTCATGCAGGATAATTTTGTCATTAAGGGTTATCGAATATGGCTGAATTATCTCAAGACCAGGGGAGACTTGGGGAAAGCTACCGCAGCCGGGATGCAGATGATGACGCCGATTGTGAAGATCCCGACGAACTTCGTGGCGGAACTCACGTCTTACGCTTTCGGCGCGGCGAAGGGCTCAGCCAGGGTGGCGTTCTCTAAGGGGATAGAAAACCTCACTCCCGAAGAGGCAGATTATGTCATGAGGGCGTTCAAGAAACAAGGGCTCGGCCTCGCCATGCTCGCCATAGGGTACTTCGCTTATGAAGCCATAGGTGGATATTACCAGCGGGGAGAGAAGCGCAAGGCGGGAGAGGTGAAGGAAGGGGAATTGCGCCTCGGCAAGTTCGACGTGCCGAAATTCGCACTCCATACCCCGGCGCTCGAGATTCTCCAACTTGGGGCAACTATCCACAGGGTTCAGGACCAGTATGCCGCCTCGGATGAGAAAAACGAGAAGAAGATCGACGAGGGCAAGAAGGAAGCCAAGGGCAGCGGGACCGGAGCCGGGATATTCGCCGGGGCGAAAGGGATAGCGGAACAGGTCCCGTTTTTCGAGCAGCCGGTAAGAATGGCCGAATCTACCCGGTCGGAAGCAAGCGCCCGGACCTGGGCGAACCAGTTTGCTGAATCACTGCTGATGCCTCCAGACATTCGCCGGATATCGAAGTACATGGACCGTGCAGGTGACCAGCAGATACCGAGAGAGCAAAAAGAATTCTGGTCTCAGGTCATGAGGGGAGATATCCCGGGCCAGCGCAAGAATCTCCCAGTGGACATTGCGAAAGTGAAGAAAATGCAGCTTGACCAGCTCGCCGAAATCATGGAGAATGCGCCGGGGGATGTGGTCGACCAGATTCAGCCGGTTTTCCGCACAAAGTTCAGGCGGGCTCACGGGCTTTCGGATGAGGAACGAGACAGGTATCTGGAGTTAATAAAATGATCGAAAAACCATTCAGCAAGCAGCGGTGGAGGATATTTGATGTAGGCGGACTGTTTATCCACGTCGCGCAGCGGATCGCGCAAGATGTGAAGATAATGGAATACTTCTCTCCGTGGGAGCGAGGTTTCCCGAAGCCTCACGACTGTGCTATGGGTGAAGGGGTGCCGGGGATTGTGCGGTGGGATTACTTTTTTGAGGACATTGAGAATGTCGATTGTGTGTGGTTCCCTGATGTCGGCTACGGGGATCTTATAGACGATCTCCGCAAGCGAGGTATCAGGACGGGAGGATGTGGGCAGGGAGCGCAAGAATGGGAAGGGGACCGGTTTAAGTTTCGAGAGATGCTAAAAGCGCGGGGGCTGCCGGTAATGCAATACAAGCCGGTTGAAGGGATTGAAGAACTTGTCGAATATCTCAAAAAACATCCTGACACATGGGTGAAATTGAATAACGATGCGCGAGGAGTTGAAGAGACTTTCCACGTCGAGACTTATAAAAAGTCGGCTACAAAAATATATAAAATAGCTGCGAAACTCGACTGTTTCGCCGAAGATCAAATAATTATGGTTGAAAAACCTCGACCTGATGGCGGGGAAGAGGTCGGCGACGAGCAATTTTTCGGCAACGACTATCTGGATAATGCACTCCTTGGGGTCGAATTGAAGGGCTGTAATTACGCTGGCCACTTCATGCCGTATGACGACCTCCCCCCGGTTGTCAAGCATATCGATGATGTGATTCGACCAGGGCTTAAAAAAGGCGGATTGCAGGGGGTCAGGTCCACGGAAATCGGGGCGGTGAAGGTGGACGGCAAGACGGTTGGCTATTATTCGGATGCTTGCCAGCGGTTCGGCCGGCCGAGCGGGGGGGCGTTGACCCGCGGGACTAAAAACTTGACCGAAGTAATGTATCGCGTTGCTGGTGGGGAAGATGTGAAACTTGAATATGTTGCGCCATACGCTGCCGAGATAGTCACATGGTCGAATTCCGCCAACGATACGGCGATCCCTATCAAGCTCAAAGAGAAAGATATGGACAGGGTGCTGCTCGGGCAGTTCTATAAGAATAAAAAAGACGGCATGTTTTATCGTATCCCTATGGGAGACGGCGGATTGATTGCGGAGTGTGTAGGTTTTGGCAAAACGCTGGAAGAAGCCCAGCAACAGGCGACTGAATCACTCGCGCTAGTGGATTTCGAGGGCAAAGAGTACGAAAAAGACGGGTGGGAGCAGATGGACGAAAAACTTGATAAGGCTCGGAAGCTCGGCGTCTGGCCGAAGTGAAGCAAAAAGCCCCGGTCTTAATTGGCCGGGGCTTTCCTTTCTCTACGATACCTATTCACATAAATTAAGAGGGGGACCCGCCTTCAGTCGGGGTGGGCCCCGGTGTCGCCGGGGTATCCGCTGTCACTCTCGCAGTGAGCGCGTCGGCCATGGCCTGCGCCCTGATCTTCAGAGGGTCCAGGTCAGCGGCGACGATCTGGTTGCCGGATGCGAGCTTGGTCTGAAGGACGGATATTTCTTCCTGCTGCGCCTGATTCTGCTGCGCCAGTGAATCAAGGAGCGTTTCCGCTGCCGCTGCCGCTGTTTCGGCGTTTGTGATTGCGTCGCCGAGGGCCTGTACTTCGGGGTCCGTTGCCATGTGATGCCTCCTAAGAAATTGCGCTGCTTGGGTTAAATATCTCATTGCGTGAACAAGGTTCCTGATTACCTCATGTGTCGATAACGGTTCAATGTCGCACCTCCTTTTGTTCTCAGTGGTTGACGGTCGTTTTCCCTTCTCCTTTCGCGGGTTAGTTACTTGTTACCATCCGACGGCAATTATTCATAAGGGTCTTTGTACTGATTAAGTTGCTTAGCTTTTTTCTCTGCAAGGCATCCGGTAAAATTAGGCAACTTCCACGAAGCTGCATGGGCCTTGCGATATTTTTTGCTGGGGGATATTTGCTCCAGTAGATGTATTGCCTCGCCATAGCAGTCTACAGCATCTTGCATCCCTTGAGTGTAAACCTCATCTATTGTCAGATTTGCTTTGAGATATTTGATATCGTAATTCACACTCTCTGTTTCCCCTCCCCACGCCGCCCCCGCCATCAGAAGAAATGATATGATGATAAAGGTTTTCATTCTCTGGTCCACCTCCTATCGCATTCGGCAGCGAAATAAAAGTATAGGTCTGTCCAGACTTGCGACTCCCCATACCACCGCCCTGCCTCCCGTTCAGATTCCAATGTAGCGTTACGATTCCTTTCCGCTACCGCCTTGTGAAATTGGTCATTGGTATAGTTCATGTTACTGTAAACACGGTGACAAAAGTAGTCTGGTATGCCGCTACACCCCGCCATCAGCAAAAGGATGAGTGATGCGAAGATGAGTTTAGTCATTTATTTTTGGATCTCCTTTCTCTCGGTATAGTTTCTAATACCATCGTCTTTAGCGGCAGATAACATCCAATAAGTATATTGGCGGTGATCCGGGTCTACCAAAGTATAGGGTGCGCTGTCCTTATCGTGGTTGAGGACTATAACATAACCTGTCCAATACATTCCAATGAGTAGCTGCAATTCCTCTTCCCCTCTGACCCATGTAGGGGAATATTCTGCTTTCACGCCGTGGGTCCATGTGTCAGAATCTTCTGCTGCAACAGCCAATGTGGCGAATAAAACGATTGCCAACGTTAAGATGAGTTTATTCATCGTTGCCCCTTTCCATTTTTATATCTTCGGCTGTCCACGTCCCCACCGTCAACTCTGCCCCGCAGTGATCACCGGATTCAGGGATGTACTGCCCCGGCACGCAAGTTGTACTGACCTCTGTAATGTCTCCCTCTTCTCCATCAGACCATAAAACATACGTTCTGCCAGGGACAATCTTATGCCATTTTATTTTTCCTCGCCGCTTAGTGAGAGGGGCTTTGGCGCGGAGAATCTTTGGGTGTGTGGGGATATTCGATTGCCAACACCTCAATTGTTTTTCTGTGCGGACGCACGTCATTTGCTTTTGGATGGGCGGGATGTACCCGCTTGTTTCCCACGTTTCAGGAGGCGCGGTTTCCTTGCTGCTGCATGAGTGGAGAAAGTAAATGATAATGAGGGTGGCCAACGTGAGTACCACAATGACGCTCCATTTGATGTCGAGTTTCTTCATGGCGTCACTCCGTTTTGTTGAATACGAGACTGCCTTGTTGGTTGACTACAAACGCCCCTCCTGACACTGATGGCAATACGCTCAAATCCGCTGTTGACTGGCTGGACTGGGGCATACAGGTCATGTATTGAAGATTGCGAATTGTGTATTTCTCAGCATGTGGAGGACCAGAAAGAGATACCGGGTTGACCAGTGTTGCAAATGTCACCATGGCAGCGCCACATGACCGCAGATCTGGGTAGAGCTCTCCGTACCGCACATTGAATCCAGGCAGGTATGACCAGAAGTACCAGCCGGTTGCTTGTTGCGGTTGTGGCCTGCAATTCTCATCCGTTGCAGCTGCCATCGTTGCGCCGAGTAACGTGATTGCCAATGCTACGATAATCTGTTTCATAGTGTTCCCTCCTGTTAGTTGTATTATGGACTTCATACCTCAAGCCGTTGTAGGATATCCGATAAGAAGCCGATTGTTCTGGCTTGCTGCCGTGCCAGTCGGTCAAGCCGCTCGGCCATCGGCGGCATTGCGGTGGCTATTGAGTCGCATTTGGCATTTTCGGGCTGTGGGTGGTCTGGCATCAGCACATGGTTGTTAAGGCGTTCGAAAAGATTCTCCACACGGCTTTGAATCTCCCCTTGGTTTTCTTCGATGGCTGCGATTTTGGTATGGATTACCCCTTCTCTCGGAACCGCTGCACAGTTTAAACCTTGACCTCCATTCATTTCGTTTCTCCTTTTTAGTTTAGTACCCACTGCCCGTCCTGAAGTTCTAACCAGATGAATTGGAACTGTGGGAATTCCAAGGCCGCCTGACGGAATGCCAGACGCGACCGCCCGTAAGAGGCGTGTTTGTATGCAGCGTTCTTAATCTCAACGCAGATCATACTGCCATCCGGCAAAGTTATCAAATAATCAGGGGTGTATGCGGCCGGAATCGATTTAACCTCGAGAGTATCTTCTTCATACCGTTCCAGGTGGAAGGTGATCGCCTCGTACCGTATTCTTGCGCCACGATAACATTGCGTCAGATAGTGGAAAGCGGCCATTTCCGTTTTATTTGCCCCTTTCTTCCCTTTCTTGACACTCTCCCCTACCTTGACGGGCAAAGTCGGGCTGGCGGGCTGGATGGCTACATTCCCCGCCTGTTTCTGGCGCGCAAGCAAAGCATCATACTCGGCCTCGGTCATTCGCATCATTTCACCCCGTACTTGGCAACAAGGTCTATCGCTTCCCGAACATCCCCAAACGATTCTTCAAAGTCGGATACCTTCTCTCCCCGGATAACGCGCATAACAGCTTCGTGAACCATGCCATTCAGGTCATTGCATCGGTGCATGGTGTTGACCTCTTGGAGATATTCCCCTGTTTCCTTCTTGGCAAGGGCAAGCTCTTTTTCACAAGCAACAAGTTGGCTTTCTGCCGATATAATAAGGCGGTTTGATTTGGCAAGCTCGGCGAGAAGTTGGCGGATAATTTGGGTGGATACTCGGCATGACATTCTATCGTAGGTATCAATCCACGTCTCAATCTGTTCAACTGTCCATTTCTCGCTCATCGTCTCGCTCTCCGTTTCCAGCTTGCGCCCATCACCTTATGCCGCCACGCCTGATCCTGTCTCGCCCGGATCACGACTGAGCAGGTAACGGGACATTGCAGTCCATATACGCACCATGTTTCCTGGCAATCAGGGCGGTCTACAAAGCCATTCGCCTCGGCGGCACGACTCGATAGTTCGGACCGATTCAATCTTGCTTCTTGGCTGAAATAATTAAGTTTTGGCATAGTAGAAAATTCCTGTTTTTGGATTACGCCTTGTTATAATCCGAATCGCGCAAAACCTCAGATTACCATCAGTTCACAAAATATTCCGCAATCGCCAGCTATCGGCGGTTCGTGTCGCCCCGCTTCCGGGTCCAGTTCATCCAAGTAAATTCCTTTAAGACAGGTGTGTCGGGCTTTTCGTTCCATTTCCGCTCTGGCCTTAAATACGGCGGGAAAATCTCGCCGTATCTTGTTCCAGTATCCCATTCCGCCCTTCACTCACCCAACACAGTTATTGTTGCTGTACCCACGGTCATACATTGCAGGCCGCTTGATGCCACTGGCTTTTAAAACTTCATGGGCCATTTCCTTTGTCATGCGGCGTTCTATCAGTGGGCAAAGGTGTTCTTGTTCGGGCATACTTTCGGGCAACCTGTCCGCCCTGTGTTTCTCTTCGTAATCCATGCCCCACACGTACCGCAGTTTCACATCCAACGGCTGCTCGTACTCCCATTGCTTCCGCACCGCTTTTTTCAACCGCCTTGTGCATTCGGCCCCACGTGGCCCGTTCACGTACATACCAGACGGGTGCATTTTATCGGCCATGATCGCGCCTTCAACGCTCTTGTACGGACTTTGCAGTATTTCCACCGGCTTCCCGAACCACCTTTCACAGTCCGCCACAAATCGGAGCGTGTCCTCTTCCTGGTCGTCAATGTGCGTGTAAATCACCCGATCAATCTGGGCTATCGCTAGTTTTGTCGCCACCGCCGATGAAACACCAGCGCTGAACCACGATACTGTCAACATTTATGCCCCCCAAATTAGCAATATCCCGGCACAGATAATGAAACTGCCGATATAAAAAACTTTTACAGCAAAAGGCAAAGGTTCTTCTGGCAATTCATGGCTCATATAAACCCCCTATTTCTTTTTTATTTCATCACTTCCGCAGCTGGGGCAAGTTGCGACTCCGCCATGGTGGCCCTGATAAAAATGCTGGCCGCATGTGAGGCAGAAATAATTTGTTTTTTCGCAATGATGCCCCGAAAAGGGGGGATTGCCGCAAATAAAGCAGGGTTCTATAAAGTCTAATTCAATTGTCATCTCCGCCTCCAAAAAAAGTCGTCAAACATCCCGGACTCTTCAATTTCCCGTTGCATCGCCGCGTAATTCCGCTGGTAAGCTCGACACTTAGGGCAACTGCACAGTTTTTGACCGGTTTCTTCATCCTGATCTAGGTTCCATGGTGCGCCGCAATCATCCATAATCATAACCTCCATGCGCTCCGCGCAGCGCGATTCAGATTCTAACCAAACGTAGCAGCGGGCGAAAAGCCCCGCCGCTGTACTCAAGCCGTTACTCCCCCATAGCCTTAATCCGCTCGTTGGCTGCACGCAAGGCGTCGCGGGTGGTGCGCTTGCCGTTTGACCTTGCCGCTGCCACAATGCGCTCCCGGGACTCAGGAGAGGCGAACGTGTACCCTGCATCATGCGCGGGAAAATCGGGGCGGACGGTTACGCACCTGTACTGCATCCAGCCGCAAATCGGGCAATGCACCGCTTCAAGCGGATGAAAGAATAAAAACTCTCTGGCATGATATATCCGAGACTGACCGCAATGTGGACAAACTACCGCGTTACCCATGTTCCCTCCCTCACTTCCCGGACGCCGGGGCGACCTTGGCTAAGTAATCGTCAATCGCTTCACGCAGGACTTCGGAAACGGTCATGTTTCGTTTCTTCGCTGACCTCTTAATCGCAGCCCGTTGTTTGTCTGGTAAGCAAAACGTCATAGTAAAAACTCTTCGCATATCTTGCCCCTCCTTGATATTGACACTTTATCGAATTAGTAAGCGAATGTCAATAACTATTTTCATCCCTTCCTCATGGGGGGTCAGATGGCCTCTTCAACTTCGTCGGGTTCGGTATCAAAATTGAAGCAATCCTGATCTTTCTGAATCTTACCGGCGGCGTCCACATTCTTAACTGATTGCCGGTAATAGGACGGCTTAAGTTCCGCGCCTATTCCTTTTCTCCCTAGCGACACCGCACCGAATACTTCCGAACCGACTCCCATGAATGGGGTCAACACCACTTCACCGGGATTTGTCCGTAACACTATCGCCCGTTCGATCACATCCAACTGGAGGGGATGCACATGCTTTTCATCTTCCGAATCCCGAGCCGCTTCGAATGGTAACACCCGGTTAATCCGTATGTCATCCCAGAACGAAGAGGCATATTGTCTCCATATCCAATGGGAGAATCGATTCTCTGTTTGCTTTCCTTCCCATCCCCTGTATCCAAGGACATCTGAAGGGATTTGACGCTCTCCGGCATAGTTCAACATTCCGATAGGGTGGACAACTGGTACTGGGTTTTCTCCCTTGTTGCGGAATATCAAAAGCTGATCCATCGAGGCAACTCCGCATAAGGTAGAATCCTGGACGAGCGTCATGTGAGCCAAGTTCTTTTGCATGGTACGGTTACGAACCGCAAGGGGCTCTTTCCATATTCCATGGCGGCAAATAAAATCCCATCCGTGCTTTTCATGGAGTCGGATAATATCGCCAGGGAAGTCTGTCAGTCCGTCCCTTCCGCTGTTGCTCTTTGGGGTGTCCATGCAATGAACCGCCGTCATCCTGCCGGGCAACGTCAACCGGGTTATTTCGCTCACCACAAATTCGTAATGTTCAAAGAATTGATCGTAACTATCGCAGTTGGACAGGTCGCGCTCATGGCTGGAATACTGGTATAAGCCGCAAAAGGGCGGGGAGTATAGGGAAAAATGGATTGATTTGTCTGGTATCCCGGCCATAACGGTTATACAATCGCCACAATACAATGCATATTTGTCGGTTATTTTTTGTTCCATGATTTCCATGTTGGCTCCTAATTTATAAGATATATATCTTTCCCTTTTGGCTCTTTATCGTGGCATTTTTTACATAAGGTCATCCCGTTGTCTACATTGAACCTGACTTCGGGAAATGTTGCGAACGGTTTTATATGGTGGGCTTCTATTCTTAAGTAGTTATTTGATTTACTTCGATTACCGCAAGAACGGCAAGTATAATCATCTCGTTCAAAAACCTCTTTGCGCCATACCGACATAGCCTTGCTTCCTCGGATAGATTTATGGATGGAGGTCTTCCCCCCCCCCCAATTTGGGTTTTCTGACCCATTATATACTCTTCGGTTACTTAAATCTTTTGTCTTCCCTCTTTGATAATCGTAATAGCAAGGTTTAGAACAGAATCGGTTGTTCCCTTGTTTGATTTCGTAAGGTTTCCTCCAAAATTGGGTTGCGCATATTTCACATTTAAAATATTCACCCCTTCTTTTGGACTGGCTTCTTTTATGTATATGTTCTGCTGTTTGTTTTCTCATAAGGGATATCATAAACTATTATAAAGGTGATTGCAACAACAATATCCATTATAGCCATTTTGGAACCTCCATTTCTTTATCGAATTTAATCCGGTTCTCAACTGATATTGCATTGTTCATTTGTGCTACAAGCGAAGTAAACATCTTGTCGGCCTGGGCTGCCTTGCGCTGGAGGTTCTTCATTATCCCTTGGCCCCCTTCTGTGGTCACAATATCCACCGTGACGGGGCGTTTCTGGCCGAACCTCCAACACCTTCTAACTCCCTGATAGACTTGTTCAAATGAATGGGTAGGGAAGAAAATAACGTGATTGCAGTGTTGGAAGTTCAATCCCCATGCGCCGATTTTAGGCTTCGTGACTAATACCCGGATTTCACCTTTAACAAACGCCATAAACTTCTCTTCTTTGGCTTCGTCTGAATCTCTGCCGCTGATTTGCCTTGCATCAGGGATGATCTTTTCCAACAAATCTCCTTCGTCGTTCAGGTGGCACCACACCAAGGCCGGTTGACCTGTTTCAACAAGTTCCGCAACCTTGCCGCAACGGGATTCAATAGACCGGCGGCTTTCCTCTCTCTGTTCCCGCAATCCGAAAGCTGGCATTTCAAACAACATACCTTCTGCCAGTTTGTTGGCCCTAACAAGGTGCTCTTGCTGGTTTAAAGGCGGTAATGTGAACTCGTCATCGTTGAACCCAAAATCAGATGGCTTTCTCATTGCGCGTGACCAGGAAGCAACCCACCGCCAGAAAGGTATTTCCGCATGGCCTTTAAGCCGCCATTTTGCCCCGTCCTCATGATTCATAAAGTTCTGACCTTTGTTCCGGTAAGTCATCGGCTTTATAACATTTTGGTCATTCTTAAAAAACTTCATCAGCATGTCGGTATACCCTAGTCCACCAAGGGCTTCGCTGCTTGTACCTAGCTCTGTGAAGTCGTTAGGGGCAGCGGTGGCCGTAGCAAGCAACCGATACGGTAATTTCCTCATGAACTGGGTTATCTCATCCTTCCGCTTGCCGTCAAAGTTTTTGAGGATGGAACTTTCGTCACAGACGCACCCGCCATAATCCCGCCAGTCGAACCGGTGGAGTTGTTCGTAATTGGTCACCGTGATATTCCTGCACGGCTTGCCGTCATGCGACCGTTGCGCGTCTATATCAAACTTCGCAGCTTCCTGTACGGTCTGAAATGACACGGCAAGGGGGGTCAATATCAATACCGGCTTGTTGGTATGTCTCACTACGTTCTCGGCCCAAACAAGCTGCATGGGGGTTTTGCCAAGGCCACAATCGCAGTAAAGTCCTCCCCTCCCGGTGCGAACAGCCCAATCAACAAGATATGATTGAAAATCGTAAAGGAAATCTGGCATAAATGTTGGGGTGAACCCATAATTCCAAGATATTTGAGACTTAGCCTCTATAAAAGATTCGTAGCTATTGTATAAGTGAGAATGTTTTAAGTTCGTCATCGGTCATTTCTCCAAAATGGCAACGTGCGTGGAAGGACTGGTTCGGGAAAACCGCTAAATTGCAGGGGTCGTTATTCTTTTTATTGAGGTCTTTATGGTGGACTATCTCATCTGGTGACAATTCACGCTTTAAATATTCTTCTGCAATCATTCTGTGGATATGCCGACCTTTGAACTTCAAATAGGTCGAATCTTTCATGTCTTTTTGCCGCCAATCATAATAACAATCACGGGAGCAAAATTGATTTTTTGCAACCCCTACGTCTTGTTCTCCAAAGCGGCGGTAAAATGGTGAATCGCATAAATCACAGTACAATATTGAACCATGTCTCTTTGATTTGCCGAGACACTCTTTTGAACAATATTTTCCTCTCCCGTTTTTGGCTTCGCTTTCCAATACTCCAAACGCTTTACCACATATAGCGCATATTGAGTTTATCCTATCTTTCCTAGGGGGCATTGTGTTTACCTCGCTTTAATGAATTGCTAAATACACAATACCACAGTCAAGCTATATGTCAAGATTTTATTTCTCAGTGGGTAGTCCACCATCGCCTGATTAAATAACTTCTCACTATGCTAATCGCTGTAAAGTACAGCCCGATCATGATGTTATCGCGAAACCGCACATGAATATTGAAAAGAGGAAAGACGACAATCTGACTGACAAGGGCCACGCCGTATCCCGCAGCCACATTCACGCATGATTCGTAAAAGCTATGTCTCTTCTTCTGAAGCATCTCCCCTCCCCTTGGCGCGTTGGTTGAAGGTTAGCCAATTAATCTGCCCGTATTGGTTTCAACTTGGCGGCATCGGTCATCATAAAGCATCGTCATGCCAAAGTCTTTGCAACAGGTTATATCGAGCATCTCTAAACCATATTTTGCCAGCCATTCACGGACATAAGGAATTTGACTTGGTTCGTAAGCTCGGGCCGTGAATATTTTCACTTCATACCCGTTGGAGATTAAAGCCCTTACAAATTTGAGCATTTTGGGGATAGCCTCCCCAATTTGGTCCGCGCCTTTCCATCCTTCATAATGAGCAAGGGTGCCGTCAAGATCAACCCCTATCCATTTTTTCATAATTCTTGCTCCTTTGAATCGCAGTAGGGCTCTTCTTCCCAGACTCGCACCTCTTCATCCATAGTATGCTCAAACTGGGAATCCATCTTCTCAATTATAGGGAGGATATAATCATCGTTTGTAGCTATTGCCCGCTCTTTACAAACATCAACGGAGGTCAAAACCGGATAGAAAGTTCGTATCCATCGCTTATCCACCCACTCTTCCCGGCGTTTACCTGTGGTATTGGTTGCATCGAGTATGACAAAATTGTGTCCGGCTTCGAAAAGTGCAGCGACCATATACTTTGCAATAGCCCACACCATCGGTTCAGCTACCCCGCAAAACCTTTGCCCGTGGAGAACAAGACGGATTGAATCAGGGTTGACTATCGGATGCCCCAATGTTTTAGCAATGGTGCTTTTCCCAGAGCGCGGCAGACCTACCATCATAATTAAATTCTTCATTCCATTCTCCTTTCAGTTTACTCCCCTCACCGCATCAGGGGAGGCGTTTAAAAAAGTTCTGGCTGTGATTCTTTGTTTTTCTGATCTTCCTGGCGCTTCATTTGCGCTTTGCTCATCCCGCTGGATTCATGTTCCATACAATCGCTTACCCGCCGATTTGTAACCTTGTGCTGAGTTAATTTGTTGCAGGTCGGGCAAAATACAGAGACAGAAACTACATTTTTCTCATAATGCTGCATTCCGATCCTCTCGCATATTCCCCATTGAAAGTTTCAATCAACTTTGCCGGATTCCACAGGGGAAATCTAACGTGGAAAGATTCTCGCCCAATCCGGTGGTACATTCGATGATGGTGATAACACAGGGGCAGGCATTGAAGGTCGCTTACTTTTGTGGCCATTCCTCCCTGGCCGGGGAATTGGTAATGGTGAGGGTTTGATTGACGGCGATCTCCGCACACCGAGCAGGGTTTGTGGCTGATGTATCTCCTATACTCCGGATCTCGTACTGGTTTGTTAAATCCCATTGGTTAATTTCCTCACTGCGTCTGGGAAGGACATGCCGTCTCTTTTTGTCAGGACGTGCAGGGGGTTGAATGTTTTCTGGCAGCTTCCAAAGCATCTCGCGGTGTTCTGCTTTTTGTTCAGGTGTAAGCTCCCCGTCTTTTCCTCATGGTTGAAGCATAACGCCATCCCCCTGGCGTCAAATTCGATAAGCTCATGGATAGGGAACTGTGCGGCCCGTTCTATCATCTCGGGGGTAATTTGCCCCTTTGGTGGATGCTCTCTAAAAAGCAGGTCTTTTTTCAACTGGTTCAATTCCTTTTCTATCATCCTCTGCATCGGCCAGCAGATTATGGCTCTTGTCAGGTGATCTACGGGGGCGTGCTTGAATAGGGCCAATTCCTTATGTAGAAAGTTTCTCCTTGCCCCAACTGCCTGGCTGATCTTCACATCCATCTCAAGGGCCTTTTTCTCAATGTCCCTCAATCTCTGGGGGAGGTAGTTTATCCGCCTTATCCATAGGTCGAGGATGGTCATCAATGTTTCTCTTTTGATTCGTGGTAAGCTATCGACTTTCTAGCAAATTCTTTGGCGTATCCTTCCCTTACCTTTGCCAAGTCTAACACTAATTTCCCCCTATCAATCTGCCAATCACTTGATTTAAAAGGCACATCTCCCCACCGATCAATAAAGTCGTGATGGAATGGGATGGTAAGCGCAAGTGCTCGGATGGTCGTTATCTTTACCATTTAATCATCCCATCCAGGGACTTCAAGTCGTTTTATCGCCGCAGGGTAGCATTTGTCACAGGATTTGTTAGCAAAGCATACCCTCTGCATGTGGCCTGTATCGGTGCCGCAGAAATGGCACTCGCGTGCCCTTTGTTTGATGGCTTCCCAGTCGTATTCTTTCGGATAATTTTTTAGAGCCAATCCGTCAGGTCCCCATATATAGATTTCTGCCCCGGACAAAAACCAGTCGTCGCTTTCTTCTGCATGGATATCCATAAGATACCCTTCTTTAAATAATTGGCCGTGTGGCCGGTTCTCCCATCCATCAGCTATTGCAGCACTTCGGAAAGCAATCAATCTTTCATATTCCGTTTTATCCTTTGTTAATCTGTCGGACATAATGCCTCCTTTCCTATTATATAGAGTCTATGAACCTTCCACTTTTCCAGTCATATTCAAAGTGAGCCTTGCCAATCTTTCCCAAATGCTTAAATTTTACTTTTTGAACATACACATCTACTTCATCGACCGTTAGGTTTTCACGGTGGACACATATACAAAAATCCGCCTTGTTGCGCCAGTGGGCCGATCCTGAAATATCGTAAGGAGTGGGAACGTCATACTTGCCATCCTTGTTTTTAATCATCTTTTGGGGGTGAGCAACCAGCCAAGTTTTGATATTGTGCTCGCGGGTGAATCTCCGTAATTTTGTTAAACATTCGCTTATGTAATCGGTTTCAGACTTCCCGTTCCGGTCATGTTCTAATTCGTTCCAAGGATCAATTATCAAACCATCTATCCCGTATTGTTCCAATATTATCGAAGTCTTGGCTAAAATGAGGTCAAGGTTAATCTTTTCAGTGTAATCCGGGTACATCCATGTGAAATGATTTCCGACAAAATTGATAGCAGTTTCAGTCTGCATAAGGTTCATGGCGAGGGTAGGGAAAAGCCTGTTCATGAATTGTTTGCCTATATGTTTCTCAGCTAATTTAATAACATGCAAAGAAATAGGATAGTTTTCAGGAGAAAATACGGCGAACTTCCATCCTTGCAGTTCGGCCAAATTTACAAGAAGGGCGTCTAAAAACTCGCTTTTCCCTGATTGTGGTATCCCTGTTATTATCGTCATCATTCCCTTTTTCACCTTGTAAAGATCATCCAGGTTATTCCACCCCGTAGCAACGCCGGTGTCCAGCCCCTGCAATCTTATCTGATGTAACTCTTCTTGAATATCCGAAACACGGTAAATACCGTTTATAGTGCTGCCTGCACTTGCTGATCGTACTTCTCCTTTTCCGTCAGAATTCTTGGCCCTGACGGTTTGTCCTCCCATCTTCTCTGGTTGAGATATGTTGCTGCGTGAGGAATAAACTGCCCGTTCTCTTTGGTCCATTGGTCACTCACCTTTTGCCAAGTCAATGCTGATAGTACGGCTACAACTGGCGGCTTGATCTTTTGCCATGACTCCCATGCTTTCCCTTTACCGTCGCCTCTTGGGTATTCTTGCCAAAAAGTTTCAAAATCGGCAGAATAAATTGAAGGTTTAGGTTTTATATTCTTATTAGGATTTATAGTAGTGGGGGAGATTGTGGGGAGATTGTGGGGAGATTGTGGGGAGATTGTGTCCTTCTGCGCTCCTAAGTTATTGAAAATAAACCTGATGTCATGGGGAATAAGTGCCCCTTTACCGGGGCCTTTAGTGTCCTTTAAGTGTCCCAGTCTCACAGCCTTCCCTGACATCATTCCATCCACGAAAGTCCTCACCTTTTTCCTGTCCCATCCCCAGAGTTGGGCATATCCGTTTATTGTGTAATTCTTGCCTTCTTCCACATCATACCTAAGAGAAAAGTATGCTTCTAAAACCGTATAAGATCGGTCTTTTGGGAGATACTTGATTAGCATCTTATCCAAAGGAATCCAGTTGCCATCTTTCATTATCAGGCTCCTTGTTGTGCTGGAGCCTCTTTTAATTTTTCATGGATGAACTTACGGATCACATAGCGAGCAAGTTGTCCCGGAGTGCAATCGGCTTGGATGGAAAACATAGTGAGGTAGTCAGAATCTTCTTGGGTGAGCTTGATAAGGATTGGAGCGGTGAGATTGCCTTGCATGTTGCCCCCTAGGAAAACAAAAGGTCAATGGGGAGGGGGCGCTCCCGCATTGACTCAGTGAAAAGGTAAATTCTTAATGTCCGCCCCGACACATCGAATCGTATTCAGTTTTAAGAAAAATATCACCGTTCTTTGACGATGTCAAGCGAAGATTTCAAGATGGATTATCTTTTATCCTCACTTCCAAAAGGGTTGCAAACACCTCAAGATTCTTATCTTCCATGTCTCGCCATTCTTTTTTCCCGGTCATACCTTCTACCGTAGCCAATTTAGCGGCCTCATCGTCTCCGTGCATGGTAGTGAGGGCGGCGTCTATCCGGGCGATTAAAGGGTTAGGAGCGGCGCCGGATTCTGCCTTGACCTTAGCGCGGAGCTTCCCGAGAGCTACCCCGAAAGCCTTGGCCCATGATTCTGTGTTGTACTGGGGATTTCTTACCTGGTCCAGTCTCAGAAATACCCATGTGCCGTTCTTGTCCACCTTGGTCAAGTCTTTGAGAAGCATGTCCATCTCTGATTCGTCACCCTTGCAGTATTCCCCCAGCTCTCTCAAGATGGAAGTTTGGACTGCGGTAAG